CGCGGCGCGCCGCCAACCCCGCCGCCATCCGCTGCCGCGAATGCCAGGAAATCTACGAAAGGAGACACCGTGGGAAAAATTGACATCCCATTCTGGAAATTTGTCTTTGATTTGATTCAGACGATGTTCACCGTCGGCATCGCCATCTACGTCTGGATTGTAGCCAAGCACAAGGCCAACGCCAGCCGCATCAACGCACTCGAAGATAAAACCACTGCCGATATACACGAAGTTACACAGCGGTTAACCGTAATTGAAACCAAGGTTGAACAAATGCCTGACCGCACCGCTATCGGCAACATTCACCGCCGCCTCGACGAACAGGCGAAGACCCTGCACAAACTGGAGGGAACCCTGGAAGGCGTCAACAACACAAGCTGCCTCATCCTCGAAGCACTGCTTAAAGGAGAAAAATCATGATGCAAGACGCCGTGCGCGCTTACCGCCGCCGCGCCATATTGAGCCTGCTTGAATACGACAGCGACTATCGCCTGTCGCTCGATATGCTCGACCTCTGCCTGGAACAAACCGGGCAGAACATCACCTACGACCAGCTGCAAACCGAAATCGGCTGGCTGGAAGAACAGGGCTATATCAGCCGCAGCCATCCGTCGCCGAACCTGACGATGGTGACATTGACCGACCGCGGCCTTGAAATCGCGCGTGGCAAAGCGCGGGCGCATGGCATCCGTGATCTGCGCCCGTCCGAACTGCGCGACATTGAGGCGCGTCGCTGATGGCGGCAAACAGCATCAAGACGTTGCCGCCTGCGCTCTTGGAACAGTTGCAGGGCTGGCTGCGCGACCCGGCCATCACCCAGCTGGAGGCGACCGAGCGCTTAAACGCTGTCCTCGCCGAGCTGGGCGAAAAGCCGCGCAGCAAGAGCGCGGTCAACCGCTATGCGCTGAAAATGAGCGAGGTTGGCGCGAAAATCCAGCAATCGCGCGAGATTGCCGACATGTGGATTGCCCGCTTTGGTAACCAGCCACAGGGCAAGGTCGGGGCGCTTTTGAACGAGCTGGTGCGTAACCTCGCCTTTGAAACCGCGTTGCAATTATCGGAAGACGAAGAACCGGCGCACCCTGGTCTTTTGAAAGACTTGGCGCAGGCGATTGAGAAGCTGGAGCGCGCATCCACGATTAACGACAAACGCCAGCGCGAAATCGAGCAGGCCGCCTTGGCGCGTGCCGCCGCCGACGTCGAGGCTACCGCCAAATCGCAAGGGCTATCCGACGAGGCAGTCGAACTCATCAAGCAGCGCATCTTGGGGGGCTGAGATGGCTGGCGTCCTCCTGCCCTACCAAATGCAATGGATTAACGACCCAACCCCGGTGCGTGTCTACGAAAAATCGCGGCGTATCGGTATCAGCTGGTCAACCGCCGCCGAGGCGGCATTGGTAGCGGCGGCTGCCTCCGGCATGGACGTCTGGTATATCGGCTACAACAAGGATATGGCCGAAGAATTTATCCGCGACAGCGCCGACTGGATTGGCCATTACCAGCTGGTCGCCGAGGCGGTCAGCGAAGAAATCCTCAACGACGGCGACAAAGACATCCTCACCTTTGTCATCCGCTGCGCGTCGGGCTACCGCATCACCGCCCTGTCGTCGCGCCCCTCCAACCTGCGCGGCAAACAGGGCTACGTCATCATCGACGAAGCCGCCTTCCACGAGCAGCTTGATGAGCTGCTCAAGGCGGCGATGGCGCTGCTCATGTGGGGCGGCAAGGTTGCCATCATCAGCACGCACGACGGCGTCGATAACCCCTTCAATCAGCTTTGTCAGGACATCCGCGCTGGGCGCAAACCCTATGCCCTGCACCGCACCACCTTCGACGAGGCGGTCGCACAAGGCCTCTACCGCCGCATTTGCCAAGTGCGCGGCATGGAGTGGACAGCGGCGGGGGAGGCGGCATGGACGGCGGGCATCTACGAACAATACGGCGCGGACGCCGATGAGGAGCTGCGCGTTATCCCTTCCAACAGCGGCGGCGCGGTACTCTCGCGCAGCCTGCTGGAGCTGCGTGCCGACCCCGTCCCCATCCTGCGCCTTGCCCAGCCCGACGGCTGGGCAGAATACCCGGCAGAGCTGCGCTCGGCCGATATCGCCGACTGGTGCGAGCGCGAATTGCGCCCGTTGCTGGCCACGCTAGACGGCACGCGCGAACACGTCTTTGGCATGGACTTCGCGCGGCACGGCGACCTCTCGGTACTGGTGCCGCTGCAAATCGCCGCCGATACCCGCCGCCATGTGCCGTTTGCGGTCGAGTTGCGCAACATCCCGCACGCGCAACAGCGGCAAATCGTCTATTACCTGCTCGACCGCCTGCCACGCCTGACTGCGGCGTGGTTTGACGCAAGCGGCAACGGCGAGTACCTCGCCGAGGCCGCACACGACCGCTACGGCAACCGCGTCGCACAAATCAAACTCTCCAACGCCTGGTACAGCGAGCATATGCCACCGCTGGTGGCAGCACTGGAAGATGACGCGCTACGCATCCCCAAAGACGCCGACATCATCGACGACCTGCGCGCGCTGGAGCGCATCGACGGCGTCATCAAACTGGGACGGCGCAGCGGCAAAGCGGGCGAGCGCCACGGCGACGCCGCCATCGCCCTCTGCCTCGCCTACGCCGCCAGCCGCAGCAATACCGCCCTGCCCGTAACCGTCGCCATTGAGGACGGCTACACCAAGCCTGCCTATCTGGATTACTAACTATGACCACACCCAACTCCAAAACCCTCGCCCGCCCAACTGCCGCGTCGCAAGAAGTCGCGGTAGAACGCAACCTCACCGAAATCGAACAGCTCGACACCCTGCTCACCCAACGCCTCGGCGGCGACCTCAACGGCTACCGCGACCTCTTGACCGACACCACCGTCAGCGGTGTCTGGGCGCAGCGGCAAACGGCGCTGACCAAACTGGAGCGGCAGGTCTTGCCGCACGACCCGGACAACGCCGC